AGACATGGAAGCAGAACCTGTTGATACTTACCCCAACATCCCGCCCGAAGAAATGGATGAGGCGATGGCATCACAGCTTCCAGATGAAGAAATGATGCAAGAATATATAGATTTCGTAGTTGATGAATCATTAGAAGATGAGGAAAAAGACTACCTAATGAATGCTTTGAGTCAAGACCCGCAACTGAGTCAAATCTTTGACAAGGTTGTAGAGACTGCCTCAGAGTTTTCCGGGTCAGGCATGGTTGATGGCCCGGGAAGTGGTGTGTCAGATTCAATTCCCGCTAGATTGTCTGCGGGTGAGTTTGTGATCACCAAAAAAGCCACCGATCAGATTGGCCCCGAAAATCTCCAGAAAATGATGGATGATGCTGAACGGGCTTATGATGGTGGATTAATGTCTAGGCAACCCTCTGATACAACATCTTACGATACACTTTCTGATGAGGAAATCAGAAAACAAATGTTAGATGCAAACAGAATGCCTAGTGTTCGTTAACACGGCTACCTTGGAGTAACAAGCCCCGTACTTGTCTGACGAGACTAAATTGGTATGGCTACCTTGTGGACAACAAGCCCCGTTTGGAGACTATTATGACTGAAGCAGTTATGGATAACGATGAAGTACAAGCTAATCCTTACAACATGGATAAGGAATGGCACAAAGGAACAGATAAAGAGTTCGTGAGTGCCGACACTTTGTTTACCCCGAAAAGACCAGAGGCCACCTCCAGCGAAGAAGCTGAAGCCCCGAAGGAAAAAGGTAAAACAAATTACAAGAAAAGGTATGATGATCTAAAGAAACATTATGACAAACGTGTTTCAGAGTTCAAGCAGAAAGAGGAACAGCTTCTTGCTCAAGCAAGGGCAGCAGCCCCCGAGTATAAAGCACCTAAGTCTATTGAAGAACTGGAACAGTTTAAGGAAAAGTATCCCGACTTGTATGAAACTGTAGAAACTGTAGCGCACATGCGTAGCGAACAGCAGATTGCAGATATTCGTCAGGAATTGGTTAGCATTAAACAACGCGAAGCAGATATTTCTCGGAAAGAAGCTGAAGCGGAGTTAATGTCACGCCACCCGGACTTTGACCAGATTCGTGGAGATGATAGTTTCCACACATGGGCCAAAGAACAGCCTGAAGAAATACAAGATTGGATTTACAACAATCCTAATAATGCGTCTTTAGCTGCTCGTGCAATTGACTTGTATAAGCTTGAAAACGGTATCCCTCAGTCTAAAACTTCTAAACAGTCTAGACCTGCAACCTCTAGTGCAGCGGATATGGTCTCTACTAAGACCAAAACTGTTGATGCTAAAGAAGCAAAGGTTTGGACAGAACGGGAGATTGCCCGTATGTCTGTAGATCAGTTTGATAAATATGAAGATGAAATTAATCAAGCTATCTCTGAAGGCAGGGTAATCAAAGGATAATTTTGTCTAATATTGAGGTAATACATCATGGCTTATAATCAGGCCGATCAGTATTTTGAACCAGCAACAGATACTGATGCTAACTTTGCTAACTCCGTAAGTGGTCAAGCCAATTCATTCTTCCTACCTGCCGTTTACAGCAAGAAGGTACTTAACTTCTTCCGTAAGGCAGCGGTTGCTGAAGCAGTCACTAACACTGACTACGCTGGTGAGATTTCCGCTTATGGAGATTCTGTTAAAATCATCAAAGAGCCTACCATCACTGTTTATCAGTACGAGCGTGGTCAGGACGTAACTCAGACCAAGTTGACAGATCAGGAAATTACTCTGGTCGTTGACACTGCTAACGCTTTCAAGTTCATCGTAGATGATATTGAAGCTAACATGTCTCATGTAAACTGGCGTGAAGTTGCAGCTTCTTCTGCTGCTTATTCACTCCGCGATGCATTTGACGAAAATGTATTTAGCAAAATGGTCTCTGGTCTGTCAGCTTCAAGCCCCGATCACACTCTGGGTGCTGACTCTGCGACTGCTCTTGCTGCTGGTACTTATGATGGTGCTGGCGCGGTAGACCTTGGCGTTGCTAGTGAAACCGATCCTCTCGATCTTATGGCGCGTATGGCCCGTCTTCTTGACGAGCAGAGCGTACCTGAAGAAGGTCGTTGGTTCGTAGCTTCTCCTGACTTTTATGAAGAACTGTCACAGACAGATTCTAAACTGCTGTCAGTAGACTACAACGGTGGACAGGGTTCCATCAGGAATGGTCTAGTAGCTGAAGGTAAGCTGCGTGGCTTTAGCATGTACAAGACTAACAATATGCCTTCTCAGTCTAATGCCACTGGCGTTTGTCTGGCTGGTCATATTTCTTCTACTGCTACTGCACAGACTATCGTTAACACTGAAGTAATTCGCGATCCGTCATCTTTCGGTGACATCGTTCGTGGTCTTCATGTTCACGGTGTTAAAGTATTGCGTCCCGAAGCAATGGTCGGTGCGTACTACATTATTGACTAATAGTTGATAGGAAGGTGGGGGTAGGAAACTGCCCCCATTCTTTTATGAGAAAGAAAGGCATAAATTTAAAAGCTAGAAACAAGCACAGAGGTAGACCCCGCAAAAGTCAGGTGTCTAGAGAACAGTTTGAAAAAAACTGGGATCGTATCTTTAAAAAGGATAAATAATGGCAGCATCATTCTTAACTGTTACAAATGAACTGTTACGCGAACTGAATGAAGTTCCATTAACTTCTGCTAACTTTGCTTCAGCTACAGGCATACAGCAACACGCTAAAGACTGTATCAATAGAGGTTACTTAGACATAGCTAACTATGAACCTAAGTGGCCTTTTCTTGCTACTGGGGAAAGTGGTACAACAGACCCAATGTATGGCAACGTATATGTTGAAACTACTGCGGGTACACGTTGGTACGAACTTAAAGCTGCTAGTTCAGATGTAACAACTGACTATGGTGCAATTGATTGGGATACTTTCTATGTAACTACAATCGGAGTTACTGGTGAGACTGCCCCGTATGTTTCTAAGAATCTAAAATTTTTAACCACGGAAGAGTGGAAAGATTTTAGGCGTACCGCAGAAAATGCAGACGATGCGGATACGCAGACTTGGGGAGAACCCCGTTTTGTTATTCGTAGTCCAGACTCTCGTAAGTTTGGACTAAGCCCAATCCCTAAACAGACCTATCGTATTTGGTTCTATGCTTGGGATTTGCCAACAGAACTATCTGCATATTCAGACACAATAGTGTTCCCAGATTTATACAAGCCCGTCTTAATGGCTAGGGCAAGATATTACATTTGGCAGTTTAAAGATAACCCACAGGCTGCTGCATTTGCGTTAGATGACTATAACAAAGGACTAAGAAGCATGCGTTCTAATCTTCTTGATCCTACTCCATCATATTTTAAAGACGATAGAGTGGTATACGTTTAATGTCCCAACCATTTGGTCTTTCATGTAGGGGAGGGTTAAATACTAACCTTAACCAGTTTGATATGCTGCAACAGCCGGGCTTTGCTACGCAGCTAATTAATTTTGAAGTAGACCCGGACGGTGGATATAGGCGCATAAATGGTTATGCTAATTATGGAACAACTAGACCTGAGGGGACATCAAAAATTCATGGTGTTTTTCCTTATGCACTAGGTCTTGTTGTATGTGTAGACACAAGTATTTACTACACTGAAGATGGCACAACATGGACTCAGATTAATAGGGATACAGGTCATTCTGGAGTTACTGAAGCTAATCTCAGTTCTCAGGCAGAATTAGACAGACCTAATCAAGGTCAGGCTCAGTTTGCAATAATGCGGGCACCTACTGGGCATACAAGTAGTGCTTATGGTTCGCTGAGTATTGCAACAGGCTCAGACAAGATGGCACACTTCCATATTGATGGTACAGGTGCTAGTAGAGTATTTGTTTACGAAGAAATAGCTACTCCCGCTGCTGCTACATATGTTGAAAATCATAACAAACATATTTGTATTGTTGATACGGCAAACGCCCCTGCAACTGTTTATTACAGTAAAACAAATGATGATAGAGATTTTACTGGTGTCGGTTCTGGTTCAGTAACAATTGATGATAGAATCACAGGTATTAAAAGCTTCCGTGATTCTCTTTATATTTTCTGTCAGAATACAATACATAGGTTAGACAACATTAATGACTCGGCTTCTGTGGCTGTTTCACAGATTACATCTAACGTAGGCTGTTTAAATGGATATAGCATCCAAGAAATTGGTGGTGATGTTTTATTCTTAGCCCCAGACGGTATTCGTCTTGTAGCTGCAACAGCCCGTATTGGTGACGTTGAGTTGAGTTCTGTATCAAGACAGGTGCAGTCTATTGTTGCAGATATAGCTTCTAACATAACTGACTACACTATAAGCAGTGTAGTATTAAGAAATAAATCGCAGTATAGATTGTTTTACACACCAATTGGTTCATCTATTTCTGCATCAAGAGGATTAATTGGAACACTTACACCAAACGGATTTGAGTGGTCAGAAACAGAAGGCATACAAGCCCCCGCAATTTCATCTGCATTTTTGAGTAATGGTGTTGAAAAAACATACCACGGCGATAACTCTGGTTATATTTATGTGCATGACACTGGTAATTATTTTTATGAAACAGGCACACCACAAACTATATCAGCGAGATACAAAACACCAAACTTAGACTTTGGTGACGCAGGAACATTAAAAACATTACACTATGCAAAAATTTCATTAAGCCCTGAAGGTGAAGTACAACCATCTTTGCGTGTAAGATTTAATTATGAAGATACAAGTATTCCTCAACCAGCTGATTACACATTAACTGAAGTACAAACTCCTTCATTATTTGGATCAGCAGTATTTGGAACAAATGTATTTGGTGGTTCACTAGACCCCTTAGTAAGGCAATCATTACAGGGAAGTGGACATGTAGCTAGTTTCAGACTTTCAAGCAATGACAACAATCCTGCATATTCAATAAATGGTTTGTACATAGATTATATGCCCTCGGGTAGGAGATAAAAGAAAATGGCTGGAACTAGTTATACTAGACAAAGTACATTCGCGGATGGGGATACTATTACTGCTGCGTTATTCAATGATGAATACAACCAGCTAGTAAATGCGTTTTCATATGCAAGCAGTGGTACAACTGGACACAGGCATGATGGTACGTCTGGCGAGGGCGGTAACATTCATGTTATTGGTGACGAAGACTTTTTAAATAAGATTGCAGTTGATAGCACCAATAACCGCTGGGGTTTTTATGTAGAAGTAAGTAGCGCAGCTGTAGAACAAGTTCGCATTCAAGACGGCGCAATTGTTCCGGTAACTGATAATGATATTGATTTAGGTACATCTTCATTAGAGTTTAAAGACCTGTATTTAGATGGCACAGCTACTATAGACACGCTTACTGTAGATGGTGCTGGTACAATTGGAACTACACTAGACGTTACAGGCGCGACAACTCTTTCTAGCACACTAGGTGTCACAGGTGCTGCAACATTTAATGGTAATGTAACTATTGGTGATGCAGCTACAGACACACTTACAATTACTGCCGATGTAGCTTCCAACGTCATTCCTAGTGCAGACAGCACATATACTCTTGGTGATTCTTCTAATTACTGGTCACATGGTTATATTGATGCTGTTACTACTACTGGTGATATATCTGTTGGTGGGAACCTTACCGTAACAGGTAACGCAACAATATCAGGCAACCTGACTTTTGGTGATGCAGCTACAGACACAATTAATCTAGCTGCCGATGTTGCCTCAAACATACTGCCCTCTGCTGACAACACCTACGACATCGGTGCTACTGGCGCAGAGTGGAAAGACATCTACATTAACGGTGTCGCGTATGTTGATTCTATTGACTTGGCTGGTACTGCTATTACAGCGACAGCCGCCGAACTCAACACCCTTGACGGTATCACAGCTACCGTATCAGAACTGAATACACTAGATGGCATCACTGCTACTGTCACCGAACTGAACTACACTGACGGCGTTACCAGTGCTATTCAGACACAGCTAGATAACAAACAGCCTCTTGATGCTGACCTGACAGCCATTGCTGCTCTTGTTAATACTGACGGCAACATTATCGTAGGCAATGGTTCTACATGGGTAGCTGAGTCAGGAGCGACTGCTAGAGCCTCTCTGGGACTTACCATAGGCACAGACGTACAAGCCTACAGTGCTGTACTAGATGCTACTACTGCTTCCTTTACCACAGCAGACGAGACCAAGCTG